GCGTGTTGATCCAATCCCGCTCCGGCGGGCACCGCCGGCCATGGGGCCGATCCCCGCGCCGGTCATCGCAGCACGACCAACCGCGCCAAAGCCGCAACCTCCGCCGCCTGATCCGGCGACGCTGCCGCTCTCCGACGAGGAGGAGCGGGAGGAGGAGGAGGCGGTGATGCGCGTGCTCGGTTTCTTCGACTAGAGAAGGACGATCCTACACATGGCAGAAAAACCAACCGCGGCACCCGAGGTGCCGGGGAACGAACCCGTATTGCCCGACGACAGCAAGCAGTGGGCCGACCTGGCCAAGGAACTGGACAGCGACGAGGGCGAAGGCGAGGGCGAGCCACCAGAGACGCCCGAGGCCGAGGTAAAGGCCGAGGAGACCACGCCGGAGCCGGAGCCCAAGCCAAAGCCGACCTACGAGCAGCTAGAGGCCAACTATAGAAACGCGCAGGGCGCATTCACGAGCGAGCGCGAGCGCGCGCGCCGGGCCGAAGAAAGCCTGCAGCAGGTCAACCGCCTCATCGAGGATCTCCGAGCAGCTCGCCGGCCGCCGCAGCAGCCCGAGCGGGATGAGATCAAAATCCCCGACGTGAACGAGGACCCGATCGGCCATTTTCAGGCGCGCACGGCGATCCTGGAGCAGGCGCTGCAGCACACCTACCAGGGCACGCAGGCGACGCAGCAGCATCTGCAGGCCCAGCATCAAGAGCAGGTGTTCTGGGACCATGTGAGGGCGAGCGAGAATGAGTTCCGCAAGAGCGCTCCCGTCGTCGAGATCAATGGGCAGAAGGTCTCCGACTACGACGTTGCGTGCGAGCACTTGAAGGCGCACCGCATGGGCGAGCTGCAGCACCTCTACCCCGACAGCTCGCCGCTCGCGCAGCAGGAGGCGCGCCAGCAGGGGTTTCCGAGCCCCGGGCACTTGCGTGCCGCCATCCTGCAAGCTGACGCTGCCGGCATCGCCAGGCGCGCGTTCGAGCTGGGGGTCGCGCCGGCACAGTTGTATTACGAAGCCGCGAAGACCAGGGGGTACAAGACCCCGGTCGCCAACGGCGCCAACGGTAAAGGCAACGGCCAGATCGCAGCGGCGAAGCGCGGCCAACGTGCGGCGCTCACGATCTCCGGCGGCGAGGGCCGCAGGACGTCGAACGATATGACCATCTCGGATCTGTCGGAACTCTGGGCCGAGGACCCCGACGCCTTCGACCGCGAGTGGGAAAAAATGAAGCGGGCCGGCAAGCTGTAACGGAGGGATGAATGGCCACCCTGACACCTACCGGCCTAGGGCCGAATATCTTTGCCGTCTCCAATCTATCGACGCTGCAGGCGACCAACGCTGACAGCACCAACACGATCGACCGCGGCAGCATCCGCGGCGCGGCGCTGCTCCAGATCACCACCGTGGCCGGCGCCACGCCGACGGTGACCGTCAACATTCTGGGCTCGGTCGACGGCACCAACTTTTTCAACATCGGGTATGCGGTGACTGCCACGCCAGAGACCGTGGCGGTAGCGGCGCTGGTGCTCACAGGCGCGGCAACCACCGTGCAGTACTACATCCTGCGGCGCGATCACCCCTGGCGCTATCTCAAGCTCAACTACAGCGCCAACACTAATATGCAGGTCACGGCGGATCTCTACCTCACTGCAGATCCGTACGTCAGCTAACAGTTTCGCCCTCGCGGCCGAGGCGTTAAATCGGCAGCCCCGACGTCCTCTCCTATGTCGTTAAACGGAGAGCCCGCCAGCCCGTGGCGTTAACCGGCGCACCTAGCAACCCATCGTCTCCAACGCCCCGCACGGAATTGCGGGGAACACTGAAGGTGTGCCTATGGCAGACACAGCATATGGCGTTAATGCTCTAGAGGCTGTCAAACTTTGGTCTCGAAAGCTGGCCCGCGAGGCACTGCGCAAGTGCTATATCAAAAACTTCATGGGCCCTGGATCAGACAGCATGATCCAGATCAAACCCGAGGTAAACAAAGGGCCCGGCGATAGGGTCCGCGTGACGCTCCGCATGCAGCTCACTGGCGAAGGTGTCCAGGGTGATGGCATGCAAGAAGGCAATGAAGAGAGCCTCACAACGTACACCGACGATCTGATTATCAATCAGCTCCGCCACGCTGTACGCAGCGAGGGCAAGATGACCGAGCAGCGCATTCCTTTCAACATCCGAGAGGAAGCGATGATGGGTCTGAGCGACTGGTGGGCAGATCGTTGGGACACTTGGTTTTTTAACCAGGTGTGCGGCTACACTGTGCAGACGGATACCAGGTATACGGGACACAACACCGTATTCGCTCCGTCATCGACGCGCATCGTTCGTCCGAGTACGTTCACTGACGATGCGAGCATCAACACCGGCACGGGCGTGGCCGCCACGGATGTGTTCACGCTCGGGCTCATCGATAAGGCGGTTGAAGCAGCGAAGACAGGAACGCCACCGATCCGACCTATACTGATCGATGGCGAAAAATGGTTCGTTGTCTTTATACATCCTTATCAGACCAGCTCGCTGCGTGCGTGGCCCACTACGACCACCGCGCAGGTGACCTGGTACGACCTGCAGAAGAGCAATCTGCAGGGCAACGGCAGCGCCAACAATCCGCTCTTCACCGGCGCATTGGGCGTCTACAACGGGTGCATCCTTCACGAGAGTTTTAGGGTGCCGCTCGGTGTGAGCAACGCTGGTGCATCGATCGCCACAACGCGTCGCGCAGTGCTCTGCGGCGCGCAAGCAGCGGTCGCCGCGTTCGGCCAAGGACACGATAAAAATTCGTACGATTGGTTCGAGCAACTCTTTGATTATGGTAACAAATTAGGCGTTAAGGCCGGATGCATCAGTGGCCTGAAGAAATCAATCTACAACTCGGTTGATTTCGGCACTGTCGTCATGTCCTCCCGCGCCGTCTCCGGCAACATCACCGCGTAAGGAGGCAGACATGGCACTCGGTTCAACAGCACGTAAACCCGTCGGGCAGCAGCTTTGCTATCTACGCAAGCGTCTGCTGCGTTCCGCCGGCACACCGCAGACGATCTCGGTCGGGAAGATCCCGGCCGGGTCGAATATCGTTGCCGCATGGACGAACACGCGCACTGCGTTTAGCGGCACCACGCCGGTCTTTTCGCTCGGCGTGCTCGGCAACTTGGCCAATATCGTCGCCTCGGCAGCCAATGGCTTGGCGGCTCTTGGGTTCTCCAACCTGACGGTCGTTGCAGCTAACGCCGGGGCAGTACCCGACACCGACATCGAGGTGTTGGCGTCCTTCTCCGGCGACGCTGGCGGCACGACGAGCGCGATTGCCGACATTCAGGTGGCCTACATCCCACCCGACGAAACCCCGTAACCTGAGGCTGGGGAACTGGCGCCGGGCAACCGGCGCCTTTTTTCTTATGACCACATTCCTCGTGATGCAGTCACGCGTCGCGGATGAGATCGTGCGCGACGATCTCGCCAGTCAGATCCGCAATGCGATCAACGACGCGATCAAGACGTGGGAAGGGCTGCGCTTCACATTCAACGAGCGCAAGTACCTTATCAACACGGTCGCGGGTACTGAGTACTACGACATCGTCGGCCCGACGCTGAAGCTCTCCGACGGCTCCGCTGTCGGCACGGGCGAGAAGCTGCTCGAGATCGACAACATTCAGTGCACAGTCAACAATCAATTCTACTCGCTGACGCCGCGCACCCAGCAGTGGTTTACGCGCAATGCGGCGCCGGCATCCCAGTACACCGGGCAGCCCGACAGCTATACGTTCTTCAACGATCAGCTCCGGCTGTTCCCCATCCCCAATGGCGTGTACCCGATCAATCTCGACGGGCTCGCGCGCCTCTCCCCCAATCCCCTCACCAACGACGCCGACAGCAACGCCTGGATGATCGAGGGCGAGCAGCTCATCCGGCAGCAGGCGAAGTATCTCATTTACCGCGACATCGTGCGCGACCAAGAGGGCAAGGCGCTGGCCTCCGAGGGCCTGCAGGAGGCGCAATGGCAGCTCGAACGTAAGGCGGCCGGCAAGATCTACACCGGCACCCAGCGGGCCTGGACGCTATGACCGAGCCCAACCCGCTGCCGTTCGAAGAGTGGATGCCCGATCGCTCTGACCGACAGAACCCGGCTGCCGAGGCAAAGGGCGTCTATTCCGTCGCCGGCCAGTACGCCCCGTTCCCCGACTATCAGCAGTACGGGCCCAGCAGCACGGTCGACAGCTTCACCAAGATCTTGCTGCATATGGACGGCGCCGATGCGACGACGTCCTTTCCAGATGATGCACCGACAACGGTGGCGCATGCGTGGACGGCAGCAGGCAATGCCCAGGTCGATACTGCCGACAGTAAGTTTGGCGGCGCCTCGCTCCTCCTCGATGGCACAGGCGATTGGGTCACCACTGTTGATAGTGCCGACTACACGCTGGGCAGCAATGATTGGACCGTCGATTTCTGGTTCAAGACCACCGCGGCCGGCGGTTTCTTCATGTTCATGGCCGGCCAGGGTGACAGCGGTGGCGTCGAGAACAACAACACCTCGGTCGTCATCTACCGGCGCGACACCAACGTCATCTCCTGCATGGCGCGCACGACCGGCGTCAGCAACACTGTTACGGGTGTTACGCCTTTCACGAACGCGCTGAACACCGGCTGGCATCACCTCGCCTTTGTAAGACAGGGCAACACGCTCCGGCTCTTTATCGACGGCATCCAGGAAGGCAACAACGTCGCGATCTCCGGCGCGATTGTCGACAGCGGCAACAATTGGTCCGTCGGGCGCTGGGGTGAATACACGACAGCTCCATTCGTCGGCTGGATCGATGAGTTCAGGCTATCGGTTGGCGTTGCGCGCTATGCGCCGGGTGCGTTCCCGACCGGCAACGATGCCTTCACCAAGGTGCTGCTCCACATGGACGGTGCCGACACCGCGACGTTCTTTCCCGACACACACCTCGGCGGCACGCAGTTGCATACGTGGACCGCCGCCGGCAACGCCCAGGTGGACACGGCGGACTTCAAATTCGGTGGCGCCAGTGGCCTCTTTGACGGCACAGGCGATTGGCTTACTTGCCCCGATAGCCCAGACTTCACGTTGGGCTCCGGCGATTGGACGGTGGACTTCTGGTTCAAGTGCAATGCGGCCGGCGGCACGCTCTTGTGGTTGTGCGGCCAACAGGACGGTCTGGGCACGGCGACATCAATGTCGTTCCAGATCTTCCGGCAGACCACCAACGTCATCCAGGCGTTCGCCTGCGTCGGCAGCAGCACGTTCACGGTATCGGGCGGCACACAGTTCACCAACGTGCTCAATACCGGCTGGCATCATTGCGCCTTTGTGAGGAACGGCAACATCCTGCGCCTCTTCATTGATGGGCTGCAGGAGGGCGGCGACCAGGCAATCACCGGCACTATCAACGACAGCACGAACGTGCTCGGCATCGGCATCACCGGGGCGGCGGCGAGCAACGGGTGGAACGGCTGGATCGATGAGTTCCGCATCAGCGTAGGTATCGATCGGTTCTCGACGCTCGCCGCTGTCGGCGGGCTGCCGGATAGCTTCACCAAGTTGCTGTTTCACTTCAACGGGCCTGACGGACCAACCTCCACCGATCTACCCAACCATGCCGGCGTCACGCCGGATCTGTTTGCCGTCGCGGGCAATGCCCAGCTCGATACTGCAGATTTTAAGTTCGGCCCATCGAGCGGCCTCTTCGATGGCACGGGTGATTGGTGGACGGCGAACGACAGCGCC